CGGGCTAATCAATAATCGTTCCACCATCTCCCTGTCTTTATCATGTAGCCAATCAGTATTTATAACTAAAGACTGTTTACTCTCTGCATGGAATACTCTCTGAGAATGTGTGCTGTGATTTGTGTTGTGGTGGTACTGAGAATTATTTACTGCTTGCCAATTACCTCTCGGTTTAGTATAATTCTTTTTCTTTGTCTTTGTAGATATTTCACTCTTTAAAGGAAACGCCATGTAGTCCCATGTGCCGTACGAATTTAACCAACCTAACCTTACATATTCATAATCTTGTGCGGTGCACAATCGTTTCTCAAAGGTGTAATACCCAGAGTATGGAACACCACTTCTCATTAGTCTTACTGTATACTGTTCCCAACCTGCAGGTTCTGTTACTCCTCCATCTGCTAAAATGTTTCCGGGTCCAACCCCGTAATGTTTTAATTCTTGTTTAGTGTCCGACCCAAACTGTGCGTCATAACTGTCGGTGTTAGTCATTGAAATGGTATCGGTTTGCAGAATTCCAAAACTATTTCCCCACACTACTTCCATTTCGTTTACCTCTGTATTAGTACCGCTGTCGCCTATACCTGAAAAACAAGATACAGTATGATAGTCGTAGCTGTCATTTACTATTGAGTGATACCTATTATGTGTTGTATACAAATAACCTCTAGGGCTTCTATAATTCTTTATTGTAAATGTATCTGTAAGGAAAGTTAGACCGTTTCCAATATTTGCAGGTTTACATTCTCCTTTCAATCCACCATACGCCCAACGAACGCTAGCACCGGAAGCAGAGGTCATTATAGGGTGTGTGTCTTTTCTTACTGCATTCATAAAAGTAACATCATCACAACCTGTCATGTTAGTAGTGTCCTCAGTTGGAGTGTCGTTGTAATTAGAAGCACTTTCAGTATGAACAGTAAACATGTATCTATTTAATGTTGTTTCATCTACACATGGAGTAGCAGCGTCTATCTCATGTACGCTATGAAATGTTTGAGCAACCCTATAGTCCATAGGTGAACCGCCTCTTTTAGTACTGTATAAACTACCCGACAATGTAGATGTTCCTATGTATTGTGGAGAAACATAAGCACGCAATATGTCTTGTATGTCAAAGATACCAACCATATTCTCATTTGGAGATACCTTTACAATTATAGGTGTAGCGTTTAGAAAAGGGTTAATGTGATTTATGTATAATGATAAAACAAATTTCTTTTTAAATTCATTTGCTAACTGATTGTCCTGCACTACCATTATATGTGGCATATCATAAACTGCTGCTGTAAATGTCAATCCTGTTGAGGAAGTGGGTGGTCCCATAGGGAAGTTTGTCCTACTTATTGCCATACTGTTATTCTTTTAATGTATAATATTCGCCCTCTTGCTTTATAAAATCTAATAGAGCCACTTTAAATTCGGGTCCAAAAGCAGGTGGTAATTTCTTTATATGTTCTCCTAAAGGTTTACTAAACCAACTTATACTTTTAATTCCTTTTAACCCTATACTCCTTGCTATTACATAATTTAATCCTTTCCTTTTCATAAATTGTCCACCCGACGTTCTCGGTGCTAAACCTTTCATTACACCCCACTTGTCTAAAGCACTACTTGGTGGCTGAGAATGTCCCGGACTATTTGTATATGCGTAAGGACTTGGTTGCGTAGAACCGAACCTATCAGTATATGACTGAGGGTTTTGCGTTCCACTTACTCCTTTGTCTAAGTAATCTCCATACTTTAAATAATCAAACTTTATTGTTATTTCATTTTCTATATCTTCTTCTACCCTTACCCGTATAGAGCCTGCTAATTTACCGGAGACCTTTACGACTTCCCTTTGCATTTCAGCCTGTACTTCATTAGCCCAACTAGTAAGCCATCTTTCTATTTGAGGAAAAGAAGACATTATGCAGACGCAACAAATACTTCTACGTTACATGCAGCTGTATCTGCTACTGCTTTCACGCTAGTAATTTCTTGGTCTACTGTCGTTGTTATAGCTCTACTGTCTGCGTTCATAGCATTGGAAGCGTGGTGTCCTAATATAAAGCTATTACCTGCAGTTATCTTTAGCATGAACTCATCATTATCAGCGTTTGCTACTCTTAGTATTATAAAGTTAGCACTATCTAAATTAGTTATTCTAACATATTTAACTAAATCATAATCAAATTGTGCACCGCTTACAGTGCTTGCGTGTGTTGTATATACTGTAACCTCTGACGTAGGTACAGTTATGTTCCTTTCATATACATCATTAATACCCGTTATAAATATAGAGTTTGTCCCCCCTTTTACTTTTCCGTTTAATGTTACTGCTTCTGTTATTGTTGCTTGTAAGTCTGCCATGTTATATTTTTATTTATTATTTTCTACAATCTACTTCGTCGAATGGTGCGTCGCATGTGCTATATATGTGTTGAACTAGAACCCCGAAATCAAACACCCACCCTGTTACTGCATTTTCAAACCTCTCAGTAAATGGTGTAAAGGTTGTATCTCCATCTGCTTTCCAATATCTTCTAGGGTTTGAGGTAGTATGTTGCCCGTCAAACTGAGTAGTAGTTGGTGGTGATATTCCAATGTACTCTATTGCGTTTGCGTCATCAAAACCTGCACCCGTATTATGTGCTAACAATGTTCCGTTCTTATATTGAGCTACTAAATCTAAACATATACTCAAACAATCACTTAATACCTCTTGCTCATTGCTGAGATGTGGCTCTACTAAATCACACACAAATATCTGAAAGTTATAGTTCATAGTCTGCATTCCTGCTTTAGCGTCTTTCGGTGTTATGTGTACTAGAGGGAACAAAGTATTCTTTTCTAAATCTATATCGTATATATCTCCCGTTGTTACTTGATGAACGAATGCATTGTTTAGAGCTACACATTTCAAAGTGTCTATAACATTGTTATAATTCTTGTAATCGTTACTATCGTTACTATTGTGAGGTTTGTTCAACCCTATAGGTATATTCGACGGTGCTATATATCCACTATTTATTGTCATCTATTTCTCATTTTCATTTGTTGCGTTTGCATATCTATTTGTTCCTGCTTGTCTTTCTCGTATAATAACCACGTCAATGCCTCATCTAACTTTGTGTCTAATACCGGTTGTATATTTAATACATTCTCTTTTGCTAAGTTGTATATTGCTGAGAACCACCCCCACCTACTGATGAGGTCAATCTGTCCGTGTGCCTCTTTAGAGCTCTCGTCCGACGCTTCCGTAAAAAGGTCAGCAAATCTGTGGAGAGTTCTAGTCCTAAACTCAAAAAAAAAACTGAGGCACCTGCTACCCAATTAACATTAAACTTCTTTTTAAACAGTTCTACTTTCTCCTCGCTATATTCATACTTAGCAATCCTATACTTATCTCCTTTCTTCTCCTCAACCGGTCTATATAATACTGTTAATATTTTATCTAGGTTGTCATCTACACCGTCTTTAATATAGCTTTCTAAATCTGCAAACTCTCCTAAAGTTATATCTGATAGCTTTGGGTGGAAGCCATACTCTACTCCGTCTATCTCTACTAAATGGTGGAGCTTCTCATCAGTCGGTGTGTTCAGCAAGCCTGATACTGCATTCATTAAATCTTCTAAACTATTGGCTTGTATCTTCTTTGCTTGCTCCATAGTCATGCCTGTTAATATACATATACAATTCATAGCCTTGTATGTGTCGGTCATACTTTCGTGGTTTACATAACCCATCATCTCCATATATTGCCCTAGTGTTACGTTGTCCCAATTCTGAGCTAGGTTATATGTTTTCTTTACATCTTTCTTTCCGTCCTCTTTCTCAGTAACAATAATCTTCATATTATATAATGGGTATAGTTAGTAAATAGTTTGTTAATGTATATAGTATTGTCCTGTACTTCCGAACTCATACCACATTCTCATCATGATTGCGTCCGCATAGTCCGGACTTCTTCCTAATTCTTCTTTGACTTTGTCCTTATGTAGTATAGATAACTTGCTATCCTTATCTATATTCGTTCTTCTTACTTGTTCTAGCTCTGCTATTGTCCTTTGCTTTACTTCAATGTCCGGTGTGTGTAGGCATATCTCATTATTATTTATAAGCTGTGCTAGTTTGTAATAGCATTGTGTCTTTAGGTTCTGATAATTCTCTTTTCTTAAAGCACGGCTATTATTTACGAAACCTTTGCACCTCAGTATGTCTTTAACACCTCCACCCACTCCGTCCTCATCTACAATTATATTGTATAACATAACTTCATACTCCATTTGTAGTTTCCTTATTGTATCAGCTGCCTCAACAACGGTGTTTACGTCCATTTTAACGTACTTAATTACCCTTAACCCCCTCCACACTATGATTACAGTTTTATCGTTCCCAAAACGAGCTATATCAGCTGAGATAAAATAAGTATCTCCCTCTACATTCCTCTCATCAAAAGCATTTACCAATCTATCATACTCAATTAGGCGGTCATCACTATCGTCATACTCCCAATTTCCGTGCAGTAATCTTTGTTTAGAAATTTCGTCTAACTTTAAAAGCTGTTGCTCATAATGTTTAGAAACAAAAGGATTGTCTGTAACTAAACTTTGTATAAACTTTCTAAACTCTGGCAATTTACCTGCTCTGCTTGGTCTATAAAATTCAGTATAAACCCAATTCTTAGCAGGGTTGCAGGTTAATAATATCTTAGGCATAAGGTTATACTCATCTAACTTATATCTAAGACGAGAAGACAATACCTGCTTTGCCTTTTCTTTTATCTGATTACACTCATCTACAAAAGCAGCTGTTAATTCTAATGAACCTAAGCTATCAAAGTTGGGGTCTGATGGGTAATAGAATAAGTCTTTAAGTAATACCTCACTTCCATTATAAAACTTTACCATAATACTGCTAGCGTTGTATGTATAATGTTCGTTAATACGCAAACCGAATTGTCCGCAAACCTCAAAGAATGTGTTAAGTGTAGTTATCTTTAGGTTAGATAGTTTACTTCTACCTATTAAACATCTGATACCTTTATGCTGTAAGCACAAGCTTATTATCCAAGCACAACCTACCCATGACTTACCACCACCGGCAGCTCCACCAAATAATACCTCGCTAGTTTCATTATCGTATAGATATTTAAAACAAGTCTTTTGTTTAGTTGTTAGTGCCGGAGTTATCTTCACTATCTAAATTAAATTCTATTGTTATTTTCTCATCATTACTTGTTACATCTAATTGTTGCTTTTCTACATACCCTCTATGCTTGCCCTTTGTTTTTAGATAGAAGATTACTGATGTAGGGTTTGGACTATCACCCTGCATAAGTTGATGTAGTTGGCTCTCAGCAAAGTCCAATGCTATATTACTTATGTCATCTACCTTTTCTTTAAACTCTAAGTCCTCTTTATAGTATTTGTAAAAGGTTGTTCTTCCTATATCTGATTGTCTGCATGCAGTAGTTACCACCCCCAAACTTCTTTCAAGTGCAGTTAGTAGTTTCTTTTTTATGTGTTCACTTTTGTTCTCTTTGTGTCCCATTATCTTTTCTTTGTATGGTCAAACTTCTTTGTTAAACTTGGCTCTGTTCTTATTAAACTAGGCATACCATCTATAGGTTCGCTATCCATGTATTTACCACATTCGCATAAAGCTTCTGCAACCTCTACCTTTCCATCTATTACTTTAATAGTAGTTTTTAGTAGCTCTTTTTGTTTACCGCACTCGCAATTATATATCATCTTTCTTTGGTATAGATGTCTTTTCATATTTACGAGCATATTCTCTCATGTTTTTTATAAGCTCTTTGTCTTCTTCAATCTTTGTTTGTTCTTCAAACCATTTATACATCTTATAGCTTCCATAACTTATAAGTATAATTATTCCTGTTGTTATCATTTCTTTTTGTTTTTTAATTCTTTTCTTTCTTCTGCTATAAACTTCTTAAACTCTGCGTCAGTTCCACCATGTTTCTCATACTTCTTCCTAAGTTTTATTTGGTCGGGAGTTTCCCACGCTTGCGATATTACTTTGTCTTTATATAGTTTAGAGTAGCCTGTTAAATGCTTCAAACGTATAAGCTCCTCAGCTTCCATTCCTAATTCATTGCAAATATCTACATCTCCCCAACCATTCTCTAACATTGAGAACACCATGTTTGCCATACCATTGACTGAGTGTTTACCTCTTGCACGATTATGTCTTACTGTGCTAGCCATTCTATCGTTTATGTCTTTCTCAATAACTACAATAGGCACGCACCCACCTGTGCTTTCTGATATATCTTTATTTGTTTTACATGTAAAATATCTATGAAACCCGTCTACAATAATATACTTATCTATTTCCTCATCATAAATTGTAACTATAGGTTGT